CGCATATCGTGGGAGAATCCAACCTGGAGGACTTAAAATGTCTGTTAATACTAACTTTTCGTCGCTGAATCACCTTCGTCCTGCCAATGCGCTGTTCGCTGAAGTGGTGCATATATCTCTCTATGTTGCTGAACACGGTGGGCTCACGCTCATCGGGGATAGCAAGAGAAAGAGCATACATGTTCCTCCATCATCAAACGCGTATTGGAACTTCGTCGGCCTTCGGTCGGCATTAGTTCAGTATTTTACCCGTGAGGGTATACAGCGTCCTCTCCGTACCTGGCTGATGAAAGAGCTCAGAACGATTGTCGAGGCGGTCCATCGGTACGAACTGATGGCTACGTACGACAACAACGATCCTGAGTTCCAATCTGTCCAGTACTACGATGTGGTCCTGTACCCAACCGACTACCTTCTTTCTCTCCAGGGTAACCTGGGGGAAGATGATATGTTGAAGGGGCATGACCTAATGTTTGCTGCAGCTTACGCTTCACGTGACTACCAAGGTAGTGTGGAGCCTGGGTCGCAGCTTTTCATCGATGGTGTGTACGGTATGGTTGTAATCTCTTAGATATCGCGGGGGTTGCTCGGTTGACGGCCATCTAGACCGTCTTTATGGGACACCTAATTATGTTTGGGGCGCGAGCCCCGGGCTGGTGTTTCATGTTTAACTAGGGGTTGTGCAGCCCTTACTGCTAACGCAGGGAGATACATCGTGATAAAACCTAAGAAGAAGCCTAGACAGCTTCCTCATCGGTATAAGCCCCCGAAAAGGGCCGGTATGCAGACACGCCTACTTGACCAGATGAGTACATACACTTATGACCGTAGTATTGATAACGGTTCGAGTGGTACTTTTCCAATCAAGAGCACGTCCGACTACCTCGCGATATTTCAGTCCGAAGTGAATTCGAAAGCTGATCGCAAGCTTAAGCGAGTTTGCAATCACGAGTTCACCAAGACGTATCTCCGTTATATGCGTGGTACCGACGTCTACGCTGGGCGCGGCAGTAATGCCGGGTCCTATTCGGTGCGCACTGGCCCTACTGGCGACCTTCCGTATAAAGCGCTTACTACAGAGCCAGATGCTTTCGTCCGTGATCAAGCGGTATCTCGTCTTTACGACAAGATGCGCGGGAACATAGACTTGAGCATCGATCTGTATCAGGCGCAGCAGACGGTTCGGTTCGTGAAGAATGTGGCCAAGCTGGTATCCTTTGTCAACTCGTTTCCGAGAAAGGCGCTAGAGTTTTCCTATATGCAATTTCAAGAAGCTATGAAGGACGCCGTTTATAAAAGGCATGCCGTAAGAGCTCTTGAGAAAGCTGTGGGTAACAAAAGAGTGCCTTGGTTGCGCAAAGACGCGATCTACGATCTCCACTCTGGTACGGTTATAGCAACCGTGCCAGGGAAGATCCCAAAAGCGAAGTTTCGTAACCCGAAATCTGAGCCAACGGATTGGAGAGGGGCCTTCAAGGGCCCCGGATCGTTGTGGTTGGAGTATCGTTACGGTGCGGGCCAAACCATGCAAACGTTGTACGATATCACCATCGAGCTTACTAACCGCTACGAACCCCTTATGAGGGTTGATGGCAAGGCTAAAGAGCGAGATGATGGGTCGGGACAAACGTCGTATGGTGGAATCCCGTGGCTTACACAGTACTGCTCTTGGACTCAGACTTCGCAAGTCTGGATCCGGATGCAGTATCGATACTCGGCCGATACGCTTCAGTTGCTGTCGAAATTCACATCCCTTAACCCAGTCAGCTTCATATATGAGAACATTCCGTTTTCATTTGTAGCTGATTGGGCGTGGGACTTCGGCAGTTATCTGAGGAATACCGAAACCGCGATCTTGTCCTCCACAGTCTTCGTCGGGGGGTTTCAGATCAGACGCAGCATTGCTTTTGCTAGTGGCACCATATCGGGTCACTACGAGGATCCCGGCAATGTCCGAGATGTCTCGTGGGGCGACTCCTACAAGGTGTACAAGTATAAGCAACGGTTGCGTTTGTCTACGCCTCCCATACCGAGGGTTCCAAGGTTCAAGGTCCAGTTATCGTCGGGGCGGATGCTCAATGCCGCCGCACTACTTACCAATCTTCTAGGTAAGCGATAAAAACTGAGCAAAAGCTATACCCCGTATCACAGGTCTGTGTGCGGGTTGCATCCTCAACTTTCATTAAGGAGTACTCCCTCATGGGTACAGCAGTCAATATCGTTCTTTTTGACGCACTGGCGACCCCAGTGTCACACACCTTTGTCCCCATCGGGCGGGATAAGTTGGGTGCGTTTTGGTGGGAAGATCAGTCGGGGGTCAACTCCGTCGTGAACAACCGCATCAGCGCGCTCCTAACTCGTCCCGTTAATCCGAATGCCGGCGCTAACGCTGGCACTCGGGTCAATCGGGTCAAGATCGGCCTCCACACGCCCAAACCGGAAACGTTGGGAACCAATGACGCGGGGCTCACGCCCCCGGCAACGGTCGCCTACATCCCTCGGGCAAACACGGAGTTTGTGCTCCCTGAGCGCGCGAATTTGCAAGACCGCAAGGATCTTCGCAAGTACAACGCGAACCTCATGGCTGAGACGCAAGTCACGGCCATGGTGGAGGCTTTGATCAACGTCTGGTAACAGCTCGTTGGTCTAGTTCTCTAGGAGTTCCCCATGAATCCAGGGGATAGGACTGGGCGGAAAAGCTCGGTCTCAATCACAATCGATAAGGACCATCTATGCATTCGGATAAACGTTCCGACATGGGCGAGATATATTTCGCTCTTTGCAAGGCGATTGACACACCCGTCTCTCTTGGTTGTTGGCTTAGGTACAAGTATTCTCATACCGAGCTGGCTACCATGGACATCCGTCCGGGAGACTATACCTCAGCGGCCTCCTTTGGTCCAGACTACGCAGCTTCCGCGTACCTTAGCAAGTACATCGGATTGAACACGGGTCTGGATCTAGAACAGGTCGCTCTACAGAAGTTCCAAACTTCTGAATCTGCTTGCGGTGAGACGAACAGAAGGTTCCGCAACTTAGCTACCGTGAAGAATTCACGGCTGCACGAGGTTTTGTTCCTCGCGCAGAAAAAGATAGCTAGACTGCTGGGCCCTTTTAGCTCGTTTTGCCTAGAGCAGGGGTACGGGTGGGGTCCTGGCGCAACCCACGAGTTGCCTCGTGCTCGCGCTCAGGTGGATCGAAAACTAGGAGAACTGCCCATCACCGTGTCGAGGTCGGCGTTAAGTTTCTTAACGCACGAAATCGGTCGCGACCCTCACTGGGTCGAGACAATCCTAAAAACGCGACCGGAGGGGCCTTACAGCCTCTGCCGCAGCGTATTCCGCATCCAAGATGCGTGTAGGATTGAAACGGTGGACAAAAACGCGAAGACCAAACGCGTTATCGCTATCGAACCTCGGGGGAACGGATTCCTCCAAAAGGGCTTTGGCGATTATATCCGAGAGAGACTTCGGACGGTCGGTATCCATCTGGATGACCAGACAGTAAACCAAACCCTCGCTGGTCAAGCGTGGGAACGGGGACTGGCTACCCTAGATCTTAGGGCGGCATCTGATACCGTTTCTAAGGAGGTGGTATACCACCTCCTCCCGTACGACTGGGCCGCATCGCTCGATGCGGTCCGCTCCCGAAAGGCTGAGATGCCCGATGGGAGTATTGTCGTCTTGGAAAAGTTCTCCTCAATGGGGAATGGCTTCACGTTCGAACTAGAGACCCTTATCTTCTGGGCTATCAGCTCAGCTGTTAGGGATCTCAACGATCGGAACGGGGTAGTGGCTGTATACGGTGATGACATCATCGTATCGTCATCCTTTGCACCAGAAGTTTCCCGCACGCTCCAGTTTTGCGGCTTCGAACTGAATGATGATAAGTCATTCTTTGACGGGCCGTTTTACGAAAGTTGCGGGATGCAGTACTTCATGGGCAGAGACGTGACACCAGCATATCAGAAGGAACTCGTCGAACCTGGCTTGCCAGGTATTCGATGTGGGAACCGTCTGATGCGTCTTGCCTTCCGACTGGGTCGCTATCGCGGATTAGACGGGCGTTTACAAAACGCCCATTCTGTCTGTCGACGGCTATTTGGCTTCGCCAAATATCAGATACCATTCGGAACTGAAGGTGACGACGCGTGGCTTACACCCATTTCAGAATTCCATATCCCGCGCCAAAAGCGCTACGATATGGGTCTGAAGTGCAATGTATTGCGCCACATCCCTAAACGTCTTCCCGCGGACGATAGGGCACTACTTGCATGGTCTCTGAGGCGTGGGGTCGTTACCGAGGTTCCTTACCACGGTAATATTGAAGTGATCCCCCGGTGGTCCAAGCCGGTGCCTCAACATCGTCGGGTCATCCCCGACGGGCGGTTCTGCGTGCTCTGGACGTAAGCACGCTTAGTGGAGGGTGACTATTCACCATAACATGGGTTACAGCGCAAGCTTAACCCCTCCCAATATTGAAGTGAT